ATGGACAGACTCGCTCAGGACTATATAGTTTGTTCATACCTATGGAATGGAACTACGAAGGATACATTGATTCTCATGGATTACCTGTATTCGAAAATCCAGGAAAGAAAATTATTGGACCTTATGGAGATGAAATTACAGATGGAGTAATAGATTATTGGAATAATGAAGTTGAAGGTTTAAAGTCTGATCAAGATGCTTTAAATGAATATTACAGACAGTTTCCTCGCACAGAGCAACATGCTTTTAGAGATGAAACAAAACAAAGTTTATTTAATCTAACTAAAATCTACCAACAAATAGATTACAACGAAGAAGTTAAAATGTCTGGCCTTGTAACAAAAGGTAGTTTTCAGTGGAAAAGTGGTATAAAAGATACTGCTGTAGAATTTATGCCAAGCAATAACGGTAGGTTTAAAATTAGTTGGGTGCCTGAAATTAGTTTACAAAACAGAGTAATAACTAAAAATGGTATTAAGTATCCTGGTAACGAACACGTAGGAGCATTTGGATGTGACTCTTATGACATATCAGGAACAGTAGATAGATTAGGTTCTAATGGTGCTTTGCACGGTGTTACTAAGTTTAGCATGGAAAACGCGCCACCTAATAGAGTTTTTTTAGAATACGTAGCTAGACCACAAACAGCTGAGATATTTTTTGAAGATGTTTTAATGGCTTTAGTTTTTTATGGTATGCCAATACTATGTGAAAATAATAAACCTAGATTATTGTATTACTTAAAACGTAGAGGTTACAGAGGATATTCTATGAACAGACCTGATAAAGTTTACAATAAACTATCAGTTACAGAAAAAGAAATAGGTGGTATACCTAATTCAAGTGAAGATATTAAGCAAGCACATGCTGCTGCTATAGAAAGTTATATTGAAAATTACGTAGGACAATTGAGTGATAGTTACGGTGATATGTATTTTCAAAGAACGTTAGAAGACTGGGCTAAATTTGATATAAACAATAGAACTAAATTTGATGCGTCAATAAGTTCTGGTTTAGCTTTAATGGCTTGTAATAAAAACCTATATAAACCAACTCAAGAAAGAAAAATAAAATCAATAGATCTTGGTATTAAAAGATACGATAATAAAGGTGTAAGATCACAAATAATATAAAGATGATTAAAAAAGGTATCAAAACCTATTTCCCTAGTCAAGCTGTTAGCGATGTGGAGAAGATGAGTTTAGAATATGGCTCTAGAGTAGGTTCTGCTATAGAGCACGAGTGGTTTAATAAAAATGACAACTCTAATAGATATAATACATACAAACAATCTTTTCACTCATTGAGACTATATTCAAGAGGTGAGCAGTCAATTAAAAAATATAAAGATGAATTATCTATTAATGGTGATTTGTCATATCTTAATTTAGACTGGAAACCAGTTCCAATTATACCAAAGTTTGTAGATATAGTTGTTAACGGTATGGCTGATAGATCTTATGATATTAAAGCATACTCACAAGATCCAGCTGCTATTAAAGAAAGAACTGATTACGTTAGTAATATAGTTTCAGACATGCAAGCAAAAGGTTTTAATGATCAAGTAGCTAGTCAGTTTGGTATTGATATGTATAAAACAGATCAAACAAAACTACCTGAAACTAGTGAAGAGCTAGAGTTGCACATGCAACTTGATTATAAGCAAAGCATTGAAATAGCAGAAGAAGAAGCTATAAATAGTATTTTTGATAAAAACAAATACGAGTATTTATCTAAAAGAGTAAATAATGATTTAGTTGTATTAGGTATTGGTGCTGTTAAAAACTCTTTTAATAAATCAGAAGGTATTAAAATTGATTATGTAGATCCAGCTAATTTAGTTTATTCTTATACTGACTCACCTTATTTTGATGATATATATTATGTTGGTGAAGTAAAACAAGTGTATGCTAATGAGCTTAAAAAAGAGTTTCCTGAAATAACAGATGAAGAATTAGAGCAATATATAACTAGTAGCAGCTCTTACTCAAATAAAACTAGTTATAATAAAAAGAACGATGAAAACAACTCTATAAGTATTTTATATTTTGAATACAAAACTTATATGAGTGAAGTATATAAGGTTAAGAAAACTTCTACAGGTGGTAGTAGAGCTATAAAAAAAGATAGTAGCTTTAATCCACCTAAAAATGAAGACTTTGAAAAAGTTGAAAGAGTAATAGAAGTTGTATATGAAGGAGCTAAAATATTAGGTAGTGGCTATGATAAAATTCTTAAATGGGAATTAAAAAAGAACATGATAAGACCTAAGGCAGATACAACAAAAGCTGTTATGAGCTATAGTATATGTGCTCCTAAAATGTATGAAGGTAGAATAGAATCATTAGTAGGACGAATAACTGGTTTTGCAGATATGATACAAATAACTCATTTAAAGCTTCAACAAGTGATGTCTAAAATGGTGCCAGATGGTGTTTATTTAGATGCAGATGCTTTAGCTGAGATAGATCTTGGTAATGGTACTAATTATAATCCTGCGGAAGCATTAAATATGTTCTTCCAAACAGGTTCTGTTATAGGTAGATCAATGACGCAAGATGGTGATATGAATAGAGGTAATAGACCTATTCAAGAATTAAATACTAGTTCTAAAGGTGGTAAGATACAAAGTTTAATACAAACTTATAATTACTATTTACAAATGATGCGTGATGTAACTGGTTTAAATGAAGCTAGAGATGGTAGTATGCCAGATAAAAACGCATTAGTTGGTATACAAAAGTTAGCAGCTGCTAATAGTAACACAGCTACAAGACATTTATTACAGTCTAGTTTGTATATAACTTTATCTACTGCAGAGTGTATAGCAATGAGAATATCAGACGTTATAGAATATTCACCTACAAGGGAATCATTTATAAAATCATTAGGTAAATTTAATGTTGGTACATTAGAAGAAATGGCTAGCTTACACTTACATGATTTTGGTATATTCTTAGAGCTAGCGCCTGATGAAGAAGAAAAGCAAAGACTAGAGAATAATATACAAATGGCTTTACAGCAAAACAGTATAAATTTAGAAGACGCTATTGATGTTAGAGAAGTTAGAAATATAAAACTAGCTAATCAATTACTTAAAATAAGAAGAAAAAAGAAACAAGTTTTAGATCAACAAATAGCTCAACAAAATATACAAGCTCAAGCACAAGCTAACGCTGCTGCTTCTGAAAGAGCTGCCGCTGCTGAAATGCAAAAACAACAAGCATTAGCGCAAACTGAATCTCAGATGCTACAAGTTAAATCACAACTTGAAATGCAAAAACTTGAAAGAGAAGCTCAACTTAAAAAAGAGCTTATGGAAATAGAGTTTAACATGAACTTACAGTTAAGACAAGCTGAGTCAAATGTTTTAAAAGAAAGAGAAAGACAAAAAGAAGATCGTAAAGACGAAAGAACTAAGATACAAGCAACTCAACAAAGCGAGTTAATTGATCAAAGAAAAAAAGATAAAGCTCCTAAAAACTTTGAATCTGCTGGATTTGATAATTTAGAAGGTTTTGGCCTAGAACAATTTGAACCTAGGTAATTTACTAATTATATAATATTTTATTATGGCAAACGCTGAAAAACAAGAAGAAGTTCTTCAAGAAGTTAAAACAGAACAAGTAGCTGTTGAACAAAACGTTGAGGAACAAAAACAAGAGGCGCCTAAAGTTCAACACAGAGTTGTTGAAGAAGGCGGAGATTTTAAGATTAAATTAAAAAAGAAAAATGAGCCCGTTCAAGAGCAAAGCACAGATGAGGTTTCTGTACGCGACGAATCCGACGCTGGCAAAGAAGTTTCTGAAGAAAACAAAAAAGAGCAAGCTGAAAAGCCTGCCGAAGAAGCTAAAGAAAAAGAAGAGGTAATACTTGAAGAAGTTTCACAAGAACAATTAGCTGAAGAAGAAAAGCAACAAGAAAATTTAGTTGTAGAGGAACCTACTCCTGAAGTTAAACAAGAACCACAAGTTGTAGTTCCAGAAAACTTACAAGATTTAGTTAAGTTTATGGAAGATACAGGTGGTAGTTTACAAGATTACGCTAGATTAAACGCTGATTATTCAGATATAGATGACAGTGCTCTATTAATGGAGTACTATAAAAATACTAAACCACATCTAAATATGGAAGAATTAAACTTCTTAATTGAAGACAACTTTCAGTTTGATGAGGAAATTGATGAGCCAAGAGATATAAAAAAGAAAAAATTGGCTTTCAAAGAAGAAATTGTAAAAGCTCGAAAGCACCTTACTGGCCTGAAGGATCAGTATTACAAAGAAGTCAAGTTGGGTTCTAAGTTGACCAGCGAGCAGAAAGAGGCAGTAGACTTTTACGATAAATACAAACAAGAACAAACTACTAATAGTGAGATTCAAAAACAACAGCTAGAGCGTTTTCAGAAATCTACTGATAATGTTTTTAACAATAACTTCAAAGGTTTTGATTTTAATGTTGGAGATAAGACTTATAGATATAATGTGAACAATGTTCAAGATGTTAAAGGTTATCAAAGCGACATAAGCAATTTCGTAAGAGAGTTTCTTGACGATAATAATATGATGCAAGATGCAAAAGGATACCACAAAGCTTTATACGCTGGTAAAAATATCGACAGAATTGTTAAACATTTCTACGATCAAGGTAAAGCAGATGCAATAAAAGAGAGTAGTATTAGTGCTAAAAACATTGATATGTCTCCTAGAAAAACAGCTGCACCTTCTATTGATGCTGGTGGTTTAAAGTTTAAAGTATTAGATGGTGATAATAGTTCTGGTTTGAAATTTAAAATTAGAAATAAATAACAACTTAAA